TTGATCAAGAACAAGCTGCCTTTGAAGTAGAGAAAGCTAACCAAGCTGCTGAGTTCGCTGCTAGAGAAACAGACTTAGCTGATAGAAAAGCTAATAACACAATGGAAAGAGCTACAACTATAGTACAAAACAACGCTAGTACAGTTAATGAAGGTAGTAAGTCTACTACGTTTATGCCAGCGGGAACAACTCCGTTAGATACGAATGCTAGTAATATGGCGTTAGCCCAATAGAATAAATGGTGTAAAAGATGGCCCCTCTGTCCCGCCTCTAATACCGATATCTCCTGCCGCTTAGATATCTTTCCTCATTGAATGTCAAGATTCCCCAATCTTAACCACCCCACTAACTCTGAACTCGAGCTAGTTCATGACCTGACACGAAGGTCACTTCCCTTATTCGACTTGATTAAGTACTAGTATTTATAACAATCTTACTGATCGTTAGCTAGTTTTTCAAAATAACTAATAGTGGTATCACTACTATCTTCTGAATTACTTACTGGTGTTGGTGAGTCAGCCCAAGGTGTCTCTTTCGCTGTTGCAGAAGAAGCTGATGTATTATCATCCGCTATTGTCTCTGCTGTCGCTGTAGATACTTCTACACCACCCAACCCTAAAGCACGATTTAATTGAGCTTTCAGATCATCATAAGATTTGAATTGATCTGGAGCTATTAGTTCTGCTAAAGAATGTTGTTTGTTGTATAGAGTTTCCAATACAGAATCATCTTCTGAGATCGGAGCCGGATTCGAGAACTCTGATTTATCATAGTTCCAATATCCATCTACTTTTCTAACTTTAAGTTTAAAGTCAGCGCCTTCCCACATATCAAATGGGTTCACAGGTTTCTCATCTTCGAACTGAGGTTGCATTACGTCTTTGACTTTCTCAAAGATTTTTTTACCGAAACGATAAAGCATTACTTTACCTTCATGTTCGCGATGAGTCGGATCTGAGACAACAAGAACATTCGCTACATAATGTAGTCTACGTTTTTGTTTTCTTGCTTGATCTTTCTGAGCATCATCTCCACTATTCCAGAGTTGAGTATTGTACTCTGAAATCGGACAATCGTTACCTAGAGTTGTTAAAGATTTCTCAATCAACCAACCACCAGGACCTTGAAAACCATGATCCCAATATTGGACCCATGGAAGTTCTTCTCCATTAGCTGCTGGTAGAAAACGAAGTACTGCATACCCATTACCAGATTTATCTAGTTCAGGTTTCCAGAAACGATCGTCTCCATAAGATTTCTTTTCCGAGGTTTCGGACTCTAGTGCGGTTTGTAGTTTATCGAAGCCACCGCGACTTCTCTTTAATTCATTGAATGACATTTTATCTCCTTGTTTATCAATTTTATTATTTTATTATTTTATCCACTTATTTCATTATATAAAACTATCGTATGTTAACGGTTTTTTAATTCCGTCATTATATATAGTATAATTGACATCTTCAAATCGGTCAATTACCTTTTTTATCTGTGCTTCTTGAGTACCTAATAAGGAGTTAGGATCACTTGTACCAACCCTTAAGCGAGAAGTTTCTTTCTCTCTTTTGTAGGCATTAGTACCAGCATAGATATTCTGATAAGTATCTTCTTGATGATTCCATATAGAATCGAAACCAATAAGACATACTTCATCAAAACCCATTATAGAAGCCTGAGCCATAGCTTGACTTCCGGCAAAGAAGTTGACACTAAATCTAGGGTCTTCTTCTGTACCTTTCATATTCGTTATTCGCCATTCAGGATTTACTCCAATGACATGAACTTCCATGATCTCTGAGATATCATCTTGAAGTCCAAATATCCAGACATTATCATGTCTTTCTAAATCTGATTCTTTAACACTAAACGAAGGATCGAATCCCATAAGAATCATTTCTTTATATTCTTTTGGAACAGGATCAAAATCAGGAAAGATACATTTATGTTCTTTCGGATAATCAGATTCACAAATCTCTTTTATGATAGTAGAATCACCCGATACTAAATAATCAGAAGGGTAATCTCTATACAACGCGTTACAACCAAATATAGTAGTTGACGGAGACCTTAGACTATTTAAATCTAATCCTTGTCTAGAAGGTCCGTTACCAATGATATTAGCTATTTTATAATCGGTCGCCATATCTCTCTCATATTAATTCTTAATTTTTCTCTTTCATATTCTATGAAAGGTTTTAACTTTGTTAATGTCTTTTTATTTTGAGGCCAAATGAATTGTTCTTGTATCATTTCATCATAGTCTTCAAATACACCAAACATTAAATCAAAAGCTATTAGTGTTTCAGCTGTTATATTCTTACCTAGATATTCTTTAAGTACAGGTGGGTGTTGTCCATTATTTACATCTAATACTTTATCGATTTCTTCATACTTATTTTGTAAGTATCTCATTTCTTCTGATATTGTATATGTCAATTTTTGTTTTCTTTTCTTAAACTCTTTGTAATTATCTACACATTCATTGTCTAGTAAACTTCTAACATAGTATTTCTTTTTAGATAGATTAGCTACTAAGAAATCTTTAAGTTCATCTCTATGTTCTCTAGCTAACTTAGCGAAGTGATACTTGTCACCTCTTTTTAGAAACGCTGGTAATTTTACAGGTACCTTTCCGTTGTACTTAAAGAAGTCATACGACTCCGTATTAAAATGATTATTGATAGCTAAGTACAAACAGTAAGCGTCAAATCCTTCACGACTTGTCATTAATACATTCTTTGTTTAGTTAGTGTATTGTTGTTTTGTTGATTGAGTCTTTCTCTACGAACAGCTTCTTTCTTTTTACGTTGTTTCTTCTGAGCTGGTTTTTCGTAATATTGTCTTTCTCTGAGTTCTTGAATAAGTCCCTTTCTCTCACATTTCTTTTTGAACTGTCTAAGTAGTACATCAAACGGAGGAGGTCCGTCATGTCTTTTTTTCTTAGTGAAATGTTTTCTTTGTTGATAAGGTTTTTGTTTTTGTGGTCTCATATTATATTGTATCTTATTTTATTATTGTATTTTATTATATCGGTAACTTCGCATTTGATTCATTCTTTAAAAATCTTAGATCAATAGCTTCAGCTTTTATCTTCTCTTTTAGAGGTGGTGTTATTAACCCTTTAACTGAGTCTGGTTCTAAATGATTAAGTTGACAAAAATGTATTATAGCATCTATGTAAGATAACTTTTTAGCTATCACCAATTCTTCAACTGAATTTGTAAACTTCTTTTTAGTTAAGATCATATATCTATTATAACAGCATTCGCTCAGTTGTCAAGTTTTGGTGTCATTGATTCTTCTGTTTGTTTCAATGCTCTTAATACACCGTATTGTCTTTCGTCAATACCATAGTTATTGTGAGATATAAAAAACAAACAATACAATACTAATGCTCTAGTCATTCGGTCCTTTGTTGTGTCCGATCATTGTATCAGGTTTCCAATTCTCTATAGCTTGTCTTATAGCATCTTCTGCTAAGACACTACAATGTAGTTTTATGGGAGGTAGTTGTAAAGCTTCAGCTATTTGTCTATCTGTAATCTGTTTAGCTTCATCTATTGTTTTACCTTTTAACATTTCTACAAACAAAGTTGATGATGCAATCGCTGAACCACAACCATACGTTTTGAACTTAACATCTTTAATAACATCACCTTCCATTTTCATATCTAATTTCATAACATCACCACAAGCTGGAGCTCCAACCATTCCTGATATTACATTAGGATCATTGTGATCGAATCTTCCGACTGAATGTTTCTCTGGGTTTTTGAGTACTGACTCAAATCTTTCTACTACTTCTTTACTATATGCCATTGTTACTTTTGTGTTAAATCTTTATTAATCTGATGAATGTAAGGTTATCATTGTTATAAATATAAGTGAAAATCATAATGATTTTCTTTATAACTATTTATAAACAAAGGATACTCCAATGAATATTAAACAATCATGGAGTAGACACGGCGAAGAAGTAAAGGCTTCCACAGCCTCTTTCGTTGAAATCATGTTTGTCACATTAGGTTGTTTTTCACCTATTCTGATAATCATGTTTACAATGTAAGTAAGTGGATTCATAATATAACTTAGGCACTACTCCTATAAACCAAATTCAGTTTTATACTGACTGCGAAGACTCAACAACTGGTCAATCCAGTTGTTTGGGTTTTCTACGAATAACTGTGCTTGTCCTGTTTCTTCTACAGAAACTATAGTCACAATTCTTTCTACATCAACTCCATATCTTTCTTCAAACATCTTAGCGTACGCTGTCTCTTGCATGAAATAATTCTTTATCTTACTAGGTGACTTAGCTTTAGTACTAGTCTTAAAATCGATTACAGATACCTTACCAGCGAACTCTGCTATACAGTCAACTCTACCAGCGATAGCTAAATCATCACTATACAATGAACCTTCTAACATATAGATATCTCCAATCTTATCAGTAAGTTCTTTAGTCTGATTGAACATCATTTTATCTAGAGGAGTAGCTTTCTTTAACTTCTCTGTAATGTCTAGATTGTTGATATAGTCTTCTTGCATGTAGTGATATCTTGAACCTCTACCAGCTGCTTGTGAAGATATCTTATCAGCGACTTCGGCACCTACTCTTTTTCTCCATTGAGCTACCCATTTAGCACTGTGCATACCTGTTACTGTAGTGACTGACGGATATTTGTTTCCATTAGGTGTTACATAATATCGTTTACCATTAATTGTTTCAGTTGGTAATGTTACTGATTCGTATCCTTCTAGATGATTAAATTTCATAATTTATTTTGGGTCCTTAGCCCTTTCTGCTTGTATCTTAGCGTGTTTTTTAATTACAGCTCGTGTCTTAGCTTCTTTACCAGTTAGTCTAACGTGATCGTCAGCTACTGTTCCCATAGGATGTCCTTCTCCCACTTTCTGTAATACTTCTTTGAATCCGTGATTATCAACATTAGTGTTCATACCACTACTTCTAACAATACCTGGAACTTTAGTATAGTGTTGTTTCATGTGAGGATTATCCTCTAACCATTTCTCTTTTCCAGAAATAGACATAAAGTGTTCTTCTACTTCATTCGTTTCTGTATTTAGAAAATCATAAGTTGGCATACTATTCCTTTAAAAATGTTTTTGATGAATCTAAAACATCTGGTATTTCATCCATCACTTGTTGTATTTTAATTTCTGTTTCTTTATTAACTCGATTTAGTTGACCAGTTAATTCTTGAATGAATTGTTTCTGTTGAATAACTTCTTCATTACTAGTTGACTTTTCAGATACCAATTCACCTATTCTTTGATGTGCGTCTCTAAGTTGAGATTGTAATTCTCGAACATTATCTTTAAGAATATCTATTTCTTTTTTCTTAGCTAGATCCATTTCTTTTTTGTCTCTACGAATTTTCTAACGATCTCTAGTTCTTCTGATTTAAAACCTTCTAAGTCTTTCGGACCATATAAAGTTCCAAATCTTACACACTTATTCGCTGTATCACAATGAGTAATCCAGTCTTCATCTGTCATTAGTGTTTTGTGTTGATTGTTGTCTGTGAATTTGAATATCTCTTGACCGACTCTAGTAAAGAATACCTCTACTGGTGACGGATCATAATATCCTTTCGGTTTTCCTAAATAAGCATTATCTACATTATCTTGTAAACCATTTAATATAACATCACTCGTCTTCATTATTTTTCCTTTTAAATTGTATAACATTATCTTTAACCAAATCTGTATTGTTATCTTTTACAGATTCTTCTTCTTTCAAATCATTGATTGATAAATCATTGATATCAAAATCTTCGGGCATTACCGTCGATACTGTGATCGGTAAACCCATATCACTATTTAATAACTCAGCTGGTATACTACCAGTTGTTGAATCTACTATGAGACTGTCTAGAGCTTTAGCGTTTCGAATATGACTATCTAACATTAAAGCGAACTGTACAGCTGTCTTATATATTTCATGTGTATCCCAATCAACTTCACGATAAATAGATTCATCATCTTCACCGAAAATTAATTGTACTTCTGATTCATTAGTTATTTTAATGAATACATCACCAATATTACCATGAACTAAAAATGAATTATCAGACATTATCCTTTGTCTCCTTTTCTTTTCTCATGTGAGTCATAAAACGATTGAATCCTGTATCATTAAGATACGGAACTTTAAGTCCATTAGGATCTTTATAGTAATTATTTCTCAAGTACTCTAACATATAGATTGAACCAGATTTTTCACCTAACTTATGTGATCTCCACATAGCTAGTCCAAGTAAAATTATATATGATGAGTATTCTATTATAGTTAATGTTTTCATAGTGTATCTAGTATAACAAAAGTGTACTAGTGGTTTCAAGTTTTTTGTGTGATTTTTTGTAGTCTGTCAATTTGTGATTGTATTATGGCTTTTCGATTGGGCCAATAGATGTATTCTTTATCTTCATTCTTCATTAAGTTCTGTAATAATGGTAGAATAAGTTTTTCACATTCAATCAATCGATCTTTATAATCTAATTCTTTATTAGAATCGATTGTTGATAAATTCTCTTTGTGATCATCAAGTTCATTTAACGATTTAGAAACGAGTTTAGAAAGTAAATCTAATTTAGAATCTAGTTCTTCTATTTGAGCTGAGTTAGCTTGTCCAGCTGAAGACTTAGCGACAGCCTTAAGTTGTTCTGCTACTTCTTTTCCGACTGTAGCGGCTTCACCTGTCTTTGTTTTCAGTTCTTCTTGATCTACTGCTGTAAATCCGAAATCGTTATATTCACTCATGATACTTTAGTTACCCATTGAATCTTAATTCCTCTACGACTTAATTCGTTTCGAATTTTTTGTTTCACTTTGGGTT